GAATGGCATTTACGCGAGACCACCCCCAAAAGCACTTTAGCGGGCTAAAGTAGCCTTGATTTGGGAACCACTTTTATGCAGAATAACTTGCGATTGGGGGTACATGTATACACCGAAACCGTGGCAGAGGCGGTTCTACAGGTCGAAGGCGTGGCAGGAGTGCCGCAAGGCGGTGTGGGAGCGCCAGCACGGCCTCTGCGCCGACTGCATGGAGCGCGGGGAGTTCACTCCGATAGCTGAGGTGCACCACCTCACGTTCCTGACCGAGCAGAACGTCGGAGACCCCAAGGTAAGCCTAGACCCCGACAGGTGCGTGGGTCTGTGCCGCGAGTGCCACAACAGGAGGCACGAGAAGGGCTACAAGAAGCTCGACCAGCCCACGAGGGTCTGGTTCGACGAGCAGGGTAGGCCAGTCAGGAAGGGGGTCGAATGGTAGACGAGGGGTTCGTCCTGATGCCAGAGGTCCGGCCAGCAATCGTCAAGGTGAGGACGCCCGTCCGCGACGATGACGGCTACGTGACGCACTACGAGATGGTCGAGTACGTCTGTGCCGTGCACACCGTCCAGTCTGGCAAGGGCGGCTGGGTCTGCGAACACGAGGACGGCACGGTCGCCGTCGTCCCCTACGAGAATGTGAGGTTCATCGATGGCGAGGAAGACTGAGTCCTACAAGAAGGAGGTCATCCGCGAGTCCGAGGCGTACCTTGCGATGGTGCGCACTGGCCGCTACGACCTCTCCGACCCGACCATCGAGTCCACCATCTGCCAGTATGCGTGGCTCGACGACAAGATTGAGGAGTGCCGCCGCATCCTCGACACGGAGGGGCTGATGGTCGAGGGCCTCCACGGCAAGATTCAGAACCCCGCGCAGGGCTCAATCAAGGCGTACATGGGCATGCAGGGCGAGGCCCTGCGGCAGCTCAAGCAGCTCTCCACGACCGCTCCCGAGAAGGGCGACGACCTCGACGAGTTCCTGGGAGCGGTGTAGGTGGGCGCGCGCGACAGGCTGGCGGAGGCGCGCAACGTGCTCTACCTCTGCGACGGGAGGGCATGCGAGAACCCGGACAACTGCCGCCATAACGGCACGGGTGAGTGCCTCCATACCACGCGGATTGAGCACGCGCTGCACGAGAACTTCGACCTGAATGACTTCGTGCCTCTGCCCAGCAGGTCTGGGGAAGGCGTCGACCTCTGGGAGCCTACCGATGGCTAGCGCGTACTACGAGTACATGGCGGATGCCCTCGCTGGGGCGTTCGTCACGTCGGGGAAGATCAAGAAGCTGTGCCGAATCCTCAGCGAGCGCGGCGACACCTACAAGCGCTGGCACTACGACCAGTCCAAGGCCGACCATGCCATCCGCTTCATCGAGGCGTTCTGCTGCCAGACCGCAGGCGAGATTGGCAAGAAACTCAAGTTGCAGCCGTTCCAGAAGTTCTTGGTCTCTGCCGTCTTTGGCTGGGTTGACGACGAGGGCAACCGAGAGTTCCAAGAGGTATTGGTGGTGATCGGCCGCAAGTCAGGGAAGACGACGTTGTGCGCGGCCATCATGCAGTACCTCATGGTCGCAGACGGGGAATACGGCCCCCAGATTTACACCATGGCATGCACGGACTCTCAGGCCGCTCTGTGCTTTGGCGGAGCGAAGAAGATGATGCGCCAGTCACCAGCGTTGGGACGGCGCGAGCGCATGGGTCTTGTCCCCGAGCGTCGGCGGCAGGGCATCCTGCACGAGGCCAACGACGGCTACATCACTACGCTCACCATGAACACCGAGCTCGACGGCCTCGACGTGCACGGAGCGGTGTGCGACGAGATTGCGGCATGGAAGACGGACGGCCCCTACAACGACGTGAAGCAGGGCATGTCCGCACGCCGACAGCCTTTGATGTTCGAGATCACGACCGCTGGCTTCGTGCGCAACTCCATCTACGACACCCAGTACGACTACGCCTCTAGGTGGCTCGACGGCGAGATTGAGGACGACCGATTCATCCCGTTCATCTGGGAGCTCGACCGCACCGACGACTGGATGCACGACGAGGAGTGCTGGTACAAGGCCAACCCCGGGCTCGGCACCATCAAGTCCATCGACACCCTCCGTGGGTTCGTGCAGCGAGCAATGAACGAGCCGAGCTTCCGCCCGACCGTGCTGACCAAGGACTTCAACGTCCCGCAGAACAGCTCTAGCGCATGGCTCACGTGGGAGGAAAGCGGCTCGGAGGAGCGCATAGACTTCTGGAACATGGGCTTCCGCTACTGCATCATCGGCTTCGACTACGCGCAGTCGGTCGACCTCGCGGCGGCGCAGGTCTTGTGCATGCGGCCAGAGCGCGACGCTGACGGCAACATCGTGAGGGACGAGCTCGGCGCGCCAGTGTTCGACCCGCACATCTACGAGACGAGCATGTACTGGATGCCCGAGAGCAAGCTCGACGCGCAGGAGACAAAGGGCGACAAGGCCACCAAGGACCATGCGCCGTACCGCCTGTGGAAGGACCAAGGGTTGCTCAGGGTGGTCCCTGGCAATGTGGTCCCCGTCTCCGTGCTGGCGGAGTTCATCAACGAGCTCAGGGACGAGCACGGCCTGTACACCTTCGCCATCGGGTACGACCCGTGGCACATCATCGGCGGCGACAGGGAGCTGCTTGAGCAGATGGTCGGCGCTGAGCGTTGCGAGGCGGTCATCCAGGGCGCCAAGACCCTGTCCGACCCCATGAACCGCATACGGGCCGACTACCAGCAGGGCCGCTTCATAGACGACGCCCATCCCATCAACCGCTGGTGCCGCATGAACGTGAGGGTCCTCTACGACGTCAACCTCAACATGACGCCAGACAAGAAGGAGGGGAAGGGCGCCAACAAGATAGACGGCTTCATGGCCGAGCTCGACGGCTACATCGCCCTCCTGCGCCACGAGGCGGAGTACAAGGCCATCCTCACATAGGAACTATGCAGAAATGTGCATGAACTTGCGAAAGTATTGACAATTACAGGTGTAAACCTTATATTGGATACACTAGGTTTAGTGTATGGCCTCCGACATCGGGGGCCTTTTTTATGCCGTTCGGAGGTGGTGCACTTGGCGAACGACGGGCTCATTAGCAAGGTGCTCGGTAGGTTCCGCAGGCGGTCCACCGCCAAGGACGCGGCAATGACCTACTTCCGCACACTCACCGAGTACAACCCGGCGTTCAGGACGTGGAATGGCGGCGTCTACGAGATGGAGCTCACGCGGACGTGCATCCACGCCTTCGCCAGCGCGTGCTCGAAGGGCGAGCCCCACATCAAGGGGAACGGCAGGCCAGAGCTCGTGAAGGCGTTCGAGAGCTGGCCGAACCCGTACATGACGTGGCCGAGGTTCCTGTACCGACTGGCGACCATCTACGAGGTCGACTGCACGGCATTCGTCATCCCCACCTACGACGACAGGGGATACACCAACGGCCTGTTCCCGCTCAAGCCCGACTACACTGAGCTCCTCGACGTGGACGGCGAGATGTGGGTGCGCTTCACGCTGAGGACGGGGGAGCGCATGGCGTTCCCCGCCTCCGAGGTCTGCTGCCTTTCCAAGTACCAGTACATCAGCGACTACTTCGGCACCAGCAACAACCTGCAAGCCACCATGGACCTGCTCGACAAGCAGGTGCAGGCCGAGAACAACGCCATAGAGATCGGCGGCAAGATCAAGTTCATCGGCAAGGTGGTCGGGCAGGTGGCGCCAGAGGACCAGCGCCGCAAGCGCGACGAGTTCTACGCGCGCAACTTCACGGACAACGACACCGTGCTCATGACCTACGACTCCACCTTCGCCGACATCGAGCAGGTGAAGGCGAGCACGTACACCATCTCGACCGACGAGATGGAGCGCATCGACAAGCACGTGTTCGACTACTTCGGCTGCAACGAGGACGTCCTACAGAACAAGGCCGACGAGGCCAAGTGGGACTCCTACTACGAGGGCAAGGTCGAGACGTTCTTCCTGCACCTCTCCGAGGGCCTCACGCAGTCGTGCTTTTCCCGCCGCATGGTCACGCAGTCCGACGCGCCGAACCGCATCTGGTTCGGCTCGGACAGGCTACAGTTCGTCAGCGCTGCGACCAAGCGAAACATCGTCCGAGACATGACCAGCTACGGCATCATGACCGTCAACGAGGGTCGCGCGATTCTCGACCTCCCGAAGCTCCCTGGCATGGACGTGTTCATGGTCCGAGGCGAGTTCTTCCAGATGGACATGAGCGGCACGGTGGTGTTCGCCTCTGGCGGGCGCGAGGGGCTTCCCGTCCCAGACCCAACGGACGACCCCGACTTCGACCTCGGCGGAGACGACCAGATTTACCAGGACGCCGACGCCTATGGCTCGGTCGAGAAGCCAGACGTATAAGGAGGCAGGAATGCCCGCGAAACCGCAGGAGCGCCAATATCGCTCCTTGCTCTCGCCGCTTGCGCCGCCCGCAACGGGTGCCGAGAAGCGGTTCGAGAGCGACTACTACGTGGAGGGCTACGCCTCCACCTTCAACGACCCGTACATGCTCTACGAGTTCGACGGCGTTGAGTACTGGGAGATTATCGACCCTGACGCCTTCCGTGACTGCGACATGAGCGACGTGATTATGCAGTTCAACCACGAGGGGCGCGTCTACGCTCGCATGAGCAACAACACCCTCGTTGTGGAGCCGCAGCTCCACGGCTTGTTTGTTGCTGCCGACCTTGGCAGCACGAGCCTTTCGCGCCAGATGTACGAGGACATCGAGGCTGGACTCATCACGCGCATGTCGTGGGGCTTCATGCCCGACTGGGACTCCATCGAGGACGTGTACGACGAGGAGTCCCGCAAGTTCACTTCAACCATCCATAGGGTCAAGGTCTGCTACGACGTTTCGAGCGTCTCCCTGCCTGCCGACCCCAACACAGAGATTAGCGCGCGTTCCTATTTTGACGGAGCGATCAAGAGGATTGAAGCGGAGCGACTTCAAAGCGCGTTGGAGGCCAAGAGGGCCATCGAGCTTAGACGTAAGCGCATGGAACTCAGGGCCAAGTCACTGTTGCTTCAATAGAAAGGAGTCCGCATGAATCTTGCAGACTTCACTCCCATGGGCGCGGTCGAGCTGCGCCGCATGGACGGCGAGGCTTACATGTCCCGCCGCGCGGAGGTGCTTGAGCTCTCCGCCAACCTGCCCGAGGACGCGACCGTCGAGCAGATGGAGTCCATCGACTCCGAGATGAACCTGTACAAGGCCGAGGACGAGCACCGCGCCAACATCGCGGCCCTCAACGCCGAGAAGCGCCAGCTCGTCATCAACGGCGGTGGCTCCACCATCGAGTCCGTCGCCTCCAAGGCCGTCAACGAGAACAAGACTGAGGAGGCACCCAGCATGGATGCTCAGGCCCGCTCGCTCGGCGAGCACTTCGTGAACCTCGTCAAGCGCGACGGTCACCCCAAGTCCTTCCACCTCGTGGCTACGCCGTATGCCCGCGCCGCCACCGACGTGCAGGGCACCCCTGCCGTTGCGCAGGCAACTCAGGCCATCACCACCTACGACAAGAACGTGGTTGAGGGCGTCCGCGAGTCCATGGGCGTCCTGAACCTCCTTGGCCGCGAGGTCATCGAGGGTAACACCCTTGTGTTCTTCACCGAGGGCGCCATGGAGGGTACCATCGCAGACTCCATCGCCGAGGGCGCCAAGAAGTCTCAGGTTCACTTCGCCGACCCGACCCCGACGACCGTGACTCTTGAGAAGATCGCAGCCTTCATCAAGGAGTCCGACGAGTACATCGATGACTACGGCTATCTCGCCAGCGCCATCAATGGCCGTCTGCTCTACGAGCTGAACCTCAAGCGTCAGGCCAAGGTCATCGCCGACCTGCTCGGCACCTCCGGCATCCAGACCATCGGCGGCACCACGGCGGTCACCCGCACCGCAGTCGCTATCGCCGACGAGATTGCCAACGCCATCGCCGACACCATGACCTACAGCGGTCGCCCCGCGAACGCCATCGTCATGACGCCCGCCATCTGGAAGCTGCTCCGCATCGGCAAGGACGGCGAGAACCGCTACTACGGCGGCGGCTACTTCGCTGCCCTGCACGGCGAGAACGTGTGGAACCTCCCCATCGTCCTCTCCAACCAGCTCACCGCCAACCACGTGGTCGTCGGCGCGTTCGACACCTGCGCAACGCTGGTCTCCAAGGCCGAGGGCGTCACCGTCGAGGCCACCAACACGGACCAGGACGACTTCATCAAGAACCTGATGACCGTCCGCGCCGAGTGCCGCGAGAAGCTGGCCGTGCGTCGCCCCGCAGGCTTCGTCGACATCACCGTGGCGGCTTAGTAATGCTGCGCACCTACAAGTGGTGCGGCGTCTTCTGGCAGTTCGAGGACGGCAAGGCCCCCGCTGGCGCAGTGCTGGTCGAGGCCGTCAGGCCCGTCACCGCAGAGACGCCGAAGAAGCGCCGCACGACCAAGGAAAAGGCCAAGGCCGAGGAGTAACGAGAGGGGGTGGCGACCGTGTCCCTCATGGACGACGTCAAGGCCGCGCTCAGGATCGGGCACGATGCCCTTGACGACCTGATTGGCAGGAACATCGTCGGCGCAATCGCCGACATGGAGAACAAGGGCGTCTCCAAGAGCTGGCTCGGCACCGACGCGGTCTCCGCCCCCATCACCATCGACGACGTGGACGAGGACAGCCTCCCGAGCCTCGCGTTCGGGCCAATCGTCTCGTACGTCATGGTGCACACGCTGCTCGACTTCGACGAGCGCGACGACTTCATGGCTATCTACGAGTCGCAGGTCTGCTCGCTCCTCAACGGAGGCATGAACTCCGTCTACGAGGACGGGAGGTACGACTGATGAGGTGGGACTCCGTAATCAAGCTCCGCGACGTCGTGACCAACTCCTACGTGGACGAGGACGGAAACGACGTGGAGGGCGAGCCCATCGACACGCAGGTGTTCTGCAACCTCCGCTCCATAGGCATCGAGACGTGGGCCACTGCGGTCAGCCTCGGCCCAAAGCCCGAGCTGTCCGTGGAGGTCCGCACCGTCGACTACCACGGCGAGACGCAGGCCGTCCACAACGGGCGCGAGTACGACCTCAGCTACGCGAGCAGGCGGGGTGACACCACCATCCTCACCTACGCCACCCACGCTAGGAACGACAATGGGTAAGCACCTGTGGGTCGAGGACGACGAGTTCGCCATGGCCCTCGCCGAGATTCTCGGCGACATAGCGAGCGCCTCCGAGGATGCCCTGTTCAACTGTGTGCACGACGCGCTGGTGGAGGGCAGGGACGAGTGGGCCGAGAACGCGCCCAAGAACCTCGGCCCGTACAGCAAGTCGATAACCTACCGAGCGCTCCGCAGGAAGACCGGCGTAGAGGGCCACATCTTCTCGCGCAAGCCTGGACTCCCGCACCTGCTTGAGAAGGGTCACGCGAAGATAGGCGGAGGCTCCACCGTCGCGCAGCCGCACGTCAAGCCAGCAGCCGACTACGCATTCGAGTACGTGCGCAGGATGTTGCCAGAATACATAGCGAGGGAGCTGCGATGAGCGCCAAGTCGAGGGTGTACGCCGCGCTCGCCGCCACGGGCATACCAGGGCGGCAGGACGGCTACCCAGTCAACGGGGCGCCAGCGCCGCCCTTCTTCGTCTACACCATGGAGTCCACGGGCGGCTTCGTCGCGGACGGAACCGTGTACGCCAGCCTTCCCCGATTCCACGTCGAGCTGATCGAAAAGGTGTCCGACGCCGCGACCGAGGCTCTCGTGCGCGACGCGATACTCTCGCTCGGCTGCGTCCCCGACGAGACGGGAACGTGGTCGGAGTCCGAGGTCTGCCACATCGAGCAGTACGACTTCACCTACCACAACAGAGAAGAATAGGAGGCCGTCATGGCCGAACTCTCCAAGGTCCGCTTCGGACTCGCCAAGGCGTACTACGCCGTCATCAACAACGATGGCACCTACGGCAACCCCGTAGCCCTTCCCGGCGCCGTCTCCCTCGACCTCAGCCGCGAGGGCTCCGAGCCCCAGACCTTCTGGGCCGACAACGTCGCGTATTACGTCACCCCCGCCGCCAACGGTGGCTACACTGGCACCCTCACCCTCGCCATCGTTCCCGACTCCTTCAAGGTCGCCGTCCTCGGCGAGGTCGTGGACGACAACGGCATGCAGGTCGAGGTTGCCGACGCAACGCCCAAGTCGTTCGCCCTCATGTACGAGGTCGAGGGCGACCTCGACAAGAAGCGCTACGTCTTCTTCAACTGCTCCGCCCAGCGTGCCGTGGCGAGCGCAAACACCAAGTCCGACTCCACCAACCCCGATACCCAGGACCTCGAATTTGCCGCCATCGGCAAGGACTTCGAGAACTTCGGCGGCAGCGGCGTGACCAAGAACATCGTCAAGGGCTCCGCTGAGGAGGCCGCTACCGCCTTCGCTGGCTGGTACACCGCAGTGCCGACCCCGACCAAGGCGTAGCCACTCGGGCGTACAGGCATCACAAACCGAAGAGCAAGCCCCGTCGCGCATCCTGTCCCTGCGCGGCGGGGCTTCTCTCAGATACAGACAGGAGTATCTATGCTCATCAAGTTCAAGAACGCGACTGGCAGGGGCCTCCGCAATCCCCTCCGATGGGGCGATGGGGACGACGTCCACTATGCCGTCTGCTCCACCTATGCGCTGAAGCTCTACCAGCAGACGTTCATCGAGGACCCGTCCTCGAAGCACCACTCGCTCATCAACGACGTGATGGACACGGGGGATGGCACCGAGTTCCTGTCCCTCGTCGGCATCGACTGGGACGCGGACATGAGGGCCACGTGGGCGATGATGCGCTCCGCAGACGTGGCTGGGCTCAACGACGGGGTCGACCCCATTCCGAGCTACGACGAGCTGATCGAGGCCCACGCGGCTGACGTCATCGACTTCTCCGACCTTCACGTGTGCGTCTCTCGTGAGATTGATGCCACCTTTCGTGCCCTATCCGCCCGACTCGCTAAGGAAGCAAGAAAGCAAGAGCGGTAGCGGGACCCGCCTGCCCTTCACGCAGGTGTTTCTCGCTGCCATGAGGTACGGGTACTCGCGGCGAGACCTTGCCGTGATGCCGTACGGCGAGGTCATCTTCGACCTTGCCGCCATGAACGAGGGTGCCCATGAGGACGAGGCACATGCGGACGTCGAGATGGCGACGCAGGAAGACATCAGAAGGATGCTAGGGTAGGTGGTTCACCATGGCAGAGTACGCCGGTCTTGAAATTCGCATCGGCGGCAACACGACTAAGCTCAACAACGCGCTCAAAGCCTCCACCAAGAGCGCTGCCGAGCTGCAAAGCCGCATCCGCCAGATTACGAGGGCCATGCAGTTCGACTCCACCGACCTCAAGAACGTGGAGACGCGCATCAAGATTACCGGCGACCGCATGCAGAGCCTACAGTCCAAGGCCAAGATTCTACAGACGTCCATGCGACAGCTCGGCGACAGCGTGGTCGGCCTGAACGGCGAGACGGTGCGCGATGTCGCAAAGCAGACCGACAACCTCTCGCTCTCTGCGAAGCAGGCGGACGAGCGCTACGCCAAGCTCACTGGCTCCCTCGCGGAAGTCTATGAGGCGTGGAACAAGCTCTCGCGCAATCAGGGCAAGCAGTTCGCCATGGACGAGCTTGGCATCGACTCAAAGACCGCAGACTACCTGATGAGGGCAAGCACGTCGCTGAGGGACTTCCGCACCGAACTCGGCAACATCAACGAGTACCGCGCCTCCGGGCTCGACCCATTGCGCGACATCATCACCCCCAACCAGCTCGCCACGTTGCAGAAGTTCAAGGAGCTGAACTTCCACAACATGTTCAAGAACGGCCTCAACCTAAACGAGGTCGTCCAGCAGGCGCGCGACATGGGCATCGCCATCAGCGACGACGCCGTGGGCAACGTCCGAGAGTTGCAGGAGGCCTTCAAGGAGGCCGCTGCCGAGAAGGAGTCCTTCGACAAGGCCCTACAGTTCGAGCAGATGGGCACAGACCTACAGCGCATAAACTCCGAGGCCGAGAGCCTTTCGCAGACCATGCGCTGGCTGGACGACAGCGTCAACGAGGTCTCCGAGACCCCGTGGTTCCAGAGCACCGAGGCCGACCTGAGAAGGGTCGACGCCGCACTCGACAACGTCGAGAAGGACTTGGAGCGCACCGAGGCCGCCATGAAGATTGACCCGGCCAACATCGGGCTCGCCACGCGCTACATGCAGGACCTACAGCAGAAGGCGTCTCTCAGCGAGGAGAAGACAAGACTGCTCAACACCGAGCTCAGCCACCTAGAGGTGTCTGGCGCAAGGGAGGCGGCACAAAGCCATCAGGACCTCGCCAAGTGGATCGAGGACTCCGCCGAGAACGCCCGAACGGCAAAGAAGGAGCTCTCCGACCAGCAGGCGACGGTGCTCAACCTTGAGGACGCTTACAAGGATGCATCGCAGACCCTCGCAACAATGAAGAAGGACATGACCCTCGCGGAGACGTCCGACAACGTGCAGAACCTCGCCAAAAAGGTCAAGGCGCTCGCTGATGCCAACGAGAGCCTCGGAAAACAGCAGGGGTACCTTGCAGAGCACCAAGCCAACCTCGAAAGACAGACAAAGGGCTACGAGGACGCAAAGAAGAGCGTCGAGGAGTACACAAAAAGGATTGAGGAACTGAAGAAGGAGCAGCAGGAGATGCTCCAAGTGCTTCAGAACCCAGTCGGCGCTGACGATTCTGCCCTCGAAGCGGCTTTCGCAAGGTACAACGAGATTGACGGAGAGATACGCGAACTCTCCGTCTCACTCCAAAAGGCGCGAAACGAGTCAATCGACTTCGAGAGGAAGATTGCTGAGACTGGTGAGCAGGTAAGGACCTCCGCCAGCTCCGTCGAGCAGGCTGAGAACAGGGTCACAGACCTCAAGAGCGCCATTGAAGACCTCAACAACACCAAGGAAGTCAAGCTATTCAAGAACCCCGGCGAGGAGATTGCTAGGGAGGAGGAGGCGCTAGAGCAGCTCCAAGGCGAGCTTAAGGAGGCAAGGGCCGAGGAGGAACGGCGCCAGAAGGCCTACGACTCAGCATCAGCCGAGAACGAGCTCGCCAAGGAGGCGAAGGCGCTAGAAAACGTCGAGCAGCAGATTGAGGAGGCCAAGGGCAAGCTCACAGAGGCGCAGAACTCCATGCAGCTCAAGTCTGGCGCCATCCTCAACCCCTCCACCATCAAGAGCCTCGGCATGACCTTCTCCGCCACGCTGACGCCCGCCATCGCTGGCATCGGCAGAAGCATGCTCGACGCGAGCGCCGACATCGACTCCGCCTACCGCGACATGCGCAAGACGGTCGAGGGCACCGAGGACCAGTTCGAGTCGCTCCGCAAGCACGCGATGGACTTCGCCACGACGCACGTCACGAGCGCCGACCAGCTCCTCAGCATCGAGGCAATCGGCGGCGAGCTGGGAGTGGCGACGGACAACCTGACCGCGTTCGCGGAGGCCATCAGCAACATCGACGTGGCGAGCAACCTCAACACCGAGGAGGCAGCTGAGGCGCTGGGCCACCTGAGCAACATCATGCACCTCACCGCAGACGACTACGAGGGCTTCTCGGACGCGCTCGTGCGTCTCGGCAACAACGGCGCATCCACCGAGTCGGAGATCGTCAACATCGCCGAGCGCATCGGCGCCATGGGCAGCATCGTCGGCATGTCGGCATCGGACTTGCTCGCATGGTCAAGCAGCATCGCCAGCACTGGACAGAACGCGGAAGCGGCGGGAACTGCGATTTCCCGAACGATGAGCTTCTTCGAGACTGCCGTTGCGGCTGCTGGCGGCTCCATCGACACCAGCTTCGACGCGATCAACGCTGCGGTAGATGAGGGCGGCGACAAGCTCACCATCTTCGCCAACCTCGCTGGCATGTCGGCTGACGAGTTCGCCGAGGCGTGGGCGTCGGACGCCGACGAGACGTTCGAGGAGCTTTCTGGCTCCATCGACTCTGCCAAGGACTCGCTACAGACCATCGCCGACGTGGCGCACATGACGGCGGACGACTTCGCCAAGACGTGGGAGTCCGACCCGACAGCGGCCATGAAGGCGTTCATCGAGGGCCTCAACGACATCGAGGCGTCTGGCGGCTCCGCTGACTCCGTGCTTCAGGGCATGGGCATCACGGCGGTGCGCCAGAAGCAGGCCATCGAGGGCCTGATGCAGACCGTTGGTGGACTTGACGACAACCTACAGATGTCCAAGAACGCATGGAACGGCGTCTCGGACCAGTGGGGACAGGCTGGCGACGCTGCGAACGAGGCGTCGAAGAAGGCGGAAGGCTTCTCGGGCCAGCTTCAGATAATGAAGAACATGTGGCAGAACACAATGGCCGCGCTCGGAGAGGGTGCGGCGCCGTGGATACAGAGGTTCTCTGGCTTCCTCGGCTCGCTGACCAGCGCGTTCTCTGGCCTCAGCCAGGGCGCGAAGGAGGCCGTCGTCGCATTCGGTGGCATCGTGTTCGCCACTGGCCCCGTACTGACGCTCGTGTCGACGCTCCTTACCGCCAAGGACAACCTCAAGAGCTGGGCAAGGGAGAGCGTCACCGGCCTTAGCCTCGTTCAGGATGCGTACGACAACCTTGGCAACGAGGGCGTCAAGGCGCTCACAGGCATGTCCTACGAGATGGCGTCCTTCAAGCTCGTCGCCAAGAGCGTCGGCTCAGTGCTGCTGAAGGCATTCGCCGCTGGCGCCGTCATAGCTGGCATCGTAGCGCTAGGTACGGCGCTGAAGGACCTCTACGACAGGTATCAGGACCACCTTGCGGCCACCAACGGACTCAGGGAGGCCATCGCTGGCATAGGCAAGGAATCAGAGATAACGGCAAGCGCGTACGAGATGACTGGCTCCACACTCAGGAGCCTTGCCAAGGACTCGAAGGACTACGAGAGCAGGATTGCCGATCTCGTCAGCACCATCAACGAGTCCAACGAGAAGTACGGGACATTCGCTGGTACGCTCACCTACTACGGCGACACTGTCCGTGACCTTGCTGGCAAGGAGGGCAGGACCAGGGAGGAGAGCGCGAAGCTCGCAGCGGCCCTTCAGGGCATCAACGACGCATGCGGCACCACCTATGCGCTCGACGAGTACGGCAACATCATCGACACCCAGACGGGCAAGATTCAGGGCAACACCGACGCCATCCTCGCCAACGTGGACGCAAGGCGTGCGCAGGCCCTCATGGAGTACTACAGCGACGACTACGCGCAGGCGGTCGGGCAGCTCGCGGATGCTCAAGACAAGCTCAATCAAGCAACCGACCAATACAACCGCCTTGCGAGCGACAGTGGCAAGAAGGAGTATCTCGACCACGCCAAGCAGGTCTACGGAGCCACCTACGACGAGCAGAGGGCGCTCAACGCCTACAACGCGGAGCTCGAAGACGCCAAGACGGCCATGAACAACTACTCGCGCGAGGTCGATGGCACAGAAGATGCCCTCGAAGCCCTCGAAGGCAAGATGGGCAAGGCAAAGGACGAGCTCGACAAGGCGAACAAGTCTCTTGAGGACGCCGCAGCCGCTCAGGAGGAGTACAGCAGGCGGTCCGACACGATAATCGCCGACGTGACTGGCAACATGAAGCGCCTGTCCGACTCCATGGGCGGGCTCGGAAGCAACGACGCGGGCTTCAACGCCGTCGTTGACGGCCTCAGCTCCATCAGCGTCTACGCGCACGAACTGAACAACGTGGACATGAGCAAGCTCGCCAGCGCGTTCGACTCAGCGAACGGCTCGATGGCGCAGGTCATCAAGACGCTCGAAGACGGCGGTGTGCAGGTGGCTACTTGGAACTCCGCGCTGGAACAGGCGCCGGGGGCCGCAGACAAGATGGGCTCGCTCACCGCTGCGGCGTTCCAGAGCATGTACGACATGGCGGGTCAGGACATCAACGCGACCATGGCGCTCATCGCAGGGCTCGACATGGTGATGGCCGAGGTCGACGGCAAGCAGGTCACCTTCTACATCGGTGACAACGGCTCCATCACGGACTCGCAGGGCAAGATTTACGACATCAACAACGACCTCGCGGACATACCTGACGAGGTCATCACGCAGTACTACGTCAATGACGAGGGCGCACTTGAGACGGCCCGCGACGCCAAGAAGAAGCTCACCGAGGTCAACAATCAGAAGACCACGGCGAAGATTGACGTGAAGGACAACGCGACGAAGCCGACCGAGACGCTGCAAGGAAAGCTGCGTCAGCTGAATGGCACCTCGGCGAAGCCAACCGCAAACCTGACCGACTACGCATCCAGCAAGATTTCGTCCATCAGCAGAAACCTGACCAACCTCAACGGGAAGTCTGCGACCGTGACCATCTACGAGAAGACGGTCAAGAGTAAAGGCGGCAAGCAGGCCACTGGCGGCATGAACAGCCGACCAGTCATCCCAGAGCACGCAACGGGCTACATCGCCACCGGGCCAACCCTCACGAACCAAGGGTGGATCGGCGAGGACGGCGTGGAGGTCGTGGCTAACTGGGCCACTGGCGGCGCCGTCGTGCCACTCACCAACAAGCGTTACATGCTGCCCATCGCCGACGCCATCGCCGATGGCATGTCGAGCCGCATCGGCGGTGGCGGCGCCCAGTACAACGTCTACATCGACGGCGCGCGGGTCAACGACGACCCCGCCATCCAGGCCGCGTTCCTCGGCCTGTTCGACGTGCTTCAGCGCAAGGGGGCGATGAACCGTGGCTAAGCCTGCCGCTGGCGACTACCGCATCATCTCGGCGAAGGGGAGCGCAAGCTCCCCCTTTGCGTTCGACGTGACGGGCGGCTCGCTCAAGGACGGCGCGAACGTCGAGATATGGACCCCCAACCTCACGCTCGCGCAGTTCTTCACCATCTCCTATCGATCTGACGGCACGGCGCGCATAGTCAGCCGCATCGCAGGGAAGAGCGTCGACGTCCAGAAGAACAACCTCGTGTCGGGCACGAACGTGCTCATGTGGAAGGCCACAGACAACCGCAACCAGCTCTGGGACATAGAGACGGACGGGCAGACCGCGACCTTCGAGGGCACGTCCTACCCGACCTACACCATCAAGTGCTCGGCAGCGAAGACGCTCGCCGTCGACATCAAGGGCGGAACGATGGCGAACGGCACGAACGTCATCGTCTACACCGCCAACGGCGGCGACAACCAGCGATGGATTCTCGTGCCCGTCCCCGCGTTCACCTCTGGCAGCATCTACGAGCTGCGCAGCATGCTCAAGGCCAGCATGTGCGCCGACGTGGCCGGGGCGTCCGACACGCGCGGGGCGAACATCCTCCTCTACGAGCACTCCGACGGCGACAACCAGAAGTTCGCCGTCACCGAGGAGGAGAGCGGCAAGTGGTCCATACAGGCCATGCACTCTGGGATGTTCGTTGACGTGAACGGAGCCCGCGCGCAGGCTGGCACGAACGTCCAGCAGTGGGACGACAACGACGGGCGGGCACAGCGATGGAAGGTCATACCGTACGGCACGACCACCATCGACGGCACGACCTGTCAGGTCGTGAGCTTCGGCTCCTACGTCACCGCCGACGGCCAGACCTACTTCATGGACGTCTACAACGCGATGACGTCCAACAAGGCGAACATCGACATACAGGCGGCGAGCGCCAACGCGAAGCAGCGGTGGGCGCTCTACCCGACGCTGCCCTCGGGCGACGGCATCCCCGTCGTGGCGCAGCTCGGCTGGTCCGAGGAGGCGGGCGGCGAGGCGTCGGCCACGACGCTGCCAGAGGCCGAGGAGCTCTACCCTACGTGGGTGACCACGATGTCGTGGTCCACGGACGGACCCAACCACTACGAGTGGCGCATGCGCACGCAGCTCATGGACGGCGTGTCGGGCACGTGGGGCGACTGGTCCGAGTGGACGGCGTGGGAGGTGGCGGCGGTCGCGCAGGAGGGCACGAGGGCGTGGATGCCTGACGGCCTTCCCGCAGAGGTCCCCGAGGGGAGCCGCGCCATGCGCTACGCGCTACAGATCCGCGCCATTGGCGTGCTTGAGGACGGTACGACCGTCATGGGGCCGACGGCATCCGAGACGCTCACCGCAGTGAGGAAGGCCACCGTCACGCTCGGGACCATGGGATTCGGCCCAGAGGGCCTGCGCATCGCCTACGAGAGCGACTACGAGTACGGCACGAACTGCGTGACCATCGACGCCGTGAGGCGCTCGGGGAGCACGATGCAGTACCTACAGAAGCCGGTCACGTTCCCCGCGCTCGACGAGGGCGGGTCGATGCTCGTCCCGATGTCCGCGCTCAAGGGCTGGTTGCCCGACAACGCGGTCGCCACGGTCACGTTCCGCAACGGCACCGACATGCTCCCGCTATCCACGGCCAACACCCACACGGGGACGGTCTCCTACAACGCGGGCAGCGGGCTCGACGCCACCCCGACCATCACGGTCGGCGAGGGCAGGATGCTGCTGCTCACCGTGCCGCCAGCCGACGTAACCGCAGCGTGGATGCTCTACGACGGCATGATCCCCAACATGCTGAAGATGGACATGTCGGGCGGCGCCGCCATCCTCACCCCGCCGTTCGGGGCCACCGTCGACTACGAGTTCTTCGCGTCCATCGCAAGCTCGGACGGCGACAGGTGGGGCGTGGCTCACCTCGACGCGACGAGCGTGAACGCGTTCATGACCGCCTACAAGCCGTGCCACGCATGGAACTGGGGCGGCGGGAGCTTCCTGCTTGAGGTGCGCGAGGGCGAGCCCCTTGAGACCGACTACGAGGTCAAGAGGAACTACGACACCTTCCAGCTCAACAACCGCGAGTGGGAGAGCGTCCACTACCAGAGGACCAAGAGCGGGAGCTTCTCCGCGACCGGCGCCCTCGTGTCGGGCCTCACCGAGTCCGCGAGGGCGGACCTTGAGGCGCTCTGCGACCAGGGCTACGTCACCTACCGCAGCCCGAGCGGGCTGGTGGCCGAGGTCGCGGTCACAGAGTTCAGCATCACCGAGCACGCGCACTACACGGAGGTCACCGTCTCCATGACGCGCGTCACCAACTAGGGGAGGGCGCATGGCTATCGACTGGCGCGACCAGACGCGGGCCGACAGGCTCACGTTCCAGATGGTCAGCCCGACCAACGTGGACCAAGTCTACGGGGAGCTCGGAGGGGTGGACCTCTCGGGTTCCTCGCTCACCGCCGCCTACTACACCGACACACGAACGAGCGGGAAGCTCCGCGTGGTGGGCGGCAACTGGGTGCGCGGCTCCATGATCCGCGTCATACACGAGGTCCCCGACTGGGGCTGGCGCAGGGAGCTCGGCACCTACATCGTCACCAACGACGGCGCGAGCCGCTCGAACGGCGTGTGGGTGACCGAGCTCACGCTCAACAGCCGCCTGTTCGGCCTCTCCACCGAGAAGCACGAGCGCACGTGGACCATCGCCAAGGGGGCGCGCGCCGTGAAGGCCATGGAGCAGTCGCTCAAGGCGGCGAAGTGCCCATACGTCAAGAAGTCGCCGAGGGACCTCGCGTTCAGGGGCGCGAAGGTCATCGAGGCGGGCACGACGAGGCTCGCCGCGCTCTTCGACCTGGGCACCTCGGCCAACGACAGGCTCGACGTGGACGCGCACGGCAGGGTCGTGATAGGCCCCTACGTCAACCCCGCGTCCAAGGCGAGCTCGTGGCGCATCGACCTCGCCGACGAGCGTGGCGTGGCCCTCGACGGCCTGTCGCGCGAGACCGACTGGCTACAGATGGCCGACGTCGTGGTCATCAACCACAAGTACACGCGGGGCAAGTCGCAGAAGGAGGTCGTGGGCGTGGCTCGGGTGAGCAGCTCGCTCCACCAGTCCCACGCCAAGCGCGGCTACACCGTCACGAACTTCCAGAGCGTGAGCGACCTCAAGGACCACTCTTCGAGCATCGCGCAGCAGAAGGCCAAGAAGCAGCTCGCCAAGGACCAGCGCGAGCTCATCGAGTGGAAGCTCACCACGACCTACCTTCCCATCTGGGAGGGCGACGTGGTTGAGCTGTGGGTGCACGACGGGGAGAGGGCCTACCAGGGCGTGCGCAAGTGCCTCGTAAAGGCGCTCGACCTCAACTTGGAGAGCATGACCATGTCGCTGACGCTCAAGGAGACGTCCAGCGGCGACAAGGGGGACGAGAAGTGACCGATATCGACAACCTCGCCGCAGCGCTGTTCGGCTCCAAGAGGGCCGAGACGCAGGAGGTGCTCACCGACGCCACGACGCGCACCTACATGGGCACGGCGCTCACGGACTCCGAGGGCGGCACCGTCATGGTCGACCTCGGCGGCGACGTGACACTGCCAGACGACATCGACGGCCTCGCCGAGTACAGCTCCGAGGGCGTCGAGGTGGCGACCGGCCCTGGCGTCCGCGCTGGCGACGAGGTGATCGTGACCCTCGTTGGCGGCACGTCGCTCAAGACCCCGATGGTCACGGGCGTGGCGGGCGAGGGCGACGACCAGGACGCCCGAATCGCGGCTGCTTCCGCCGCTGCGGAGGCCGCGTGGGACTGGGCCGACGAGGCGCACGACGCGGCCACCGATGCGCAGGCGAGCGCAGATGCGGCACAGGACGCGGCTGAGAGCGCGGCGTCATCTGCGGGCTCCGCCGCCTCGTCGGCGTCCAGCGCGGCGAGCGCGGCGCAGCAGGCGGTAAGCGACGCATCGGCGGCATCGCAGGCCGCTGGCGAGGCGCAGGCGTCCGCGCAGCAGGCCCGCAGCGACGCGGCGGACGCGGCTGACGCCGCACAGGCAGCTGGCACCGCAGCGCAGCAGGCCGTCAGCGAGGCGGCGCTCGCGGCCCAGTCCGCATCCGCAGCGCAGGACAGCGCTGAGGACGCGAACCGAGCGGCCAACGGCGCGCTGGCGGGCCTCGGCACGCTTGAGTCGGTCGTCGACACCGTGGAGTGGTTCGCCGAGCACAAGAAGGCCACCACGGACACCACCGTGCAGTCTGGCAAGACCTACTACGAGTACGACGAGTCGACTGGCACGCTTTCCAAGGTGGAGCCCGATGGCACGGAGAACCCGAGCCAGCAGGGCTGGTACGAGCTCGACGAGACGATCCAGAACTACGTCTCCACACACGTCGCCACGACCGACGACGGCCTGTACGTGACCGCCCTCGCCGGAGGCTGGCGCATCCTCGTGTCCGCAGGGGCGGGGGACTACGTCGCGGGCGTGTTCCTCGTCGACCCGCAAGGCAACATAGCGCAGGCCACCACGGGCAGCGGCATCACGTTCGACGACTCGAAGCCCTTCCACATCGGCGACGAGGACGCCTTCATCGTCTTCGACGGGAACGGCGGCATCCAGATGGGCGGGGCCATCACCCTCGGCCAGTACGGCACGCTGTCCCAGCTCCTCAGCGCGGTCGGCTCCTCAATCAGCGCGGTCGAGTACGGCGTCGGCTCCTCGCCGACGAGCCACTCCGACATCACGAGCTGGTCGAGCGCGTCCCCGACGTGGCAGGAGGGCAAGTACGTCTGGATGCGCACCACCACGAACGGCCAGACGTACACCTACACCTGCATCCAGGGCGCGAGAGGCGAGGACGGTGACGAGGGCTCGCAGATACTCGGCATCACGACCGCGCCGAGCTCGTACACGACCACCACGGGCGGATTCACTCCCACGTACAGAATCGCCCTCTCCACGGTAAGGACGCAGTCCGGCGCGACCGAGGTGCGCGTGGGCGACGTGCTCGCCTACAGCTACTACCACTACCCAGTGGGCTACGTCGACTCCTCGTACGCCTACTGCGGCGCGCGGAAGTCCATCCGTGGCGCGGCTGGGTCTGGCGTAACGGTGTCGAGCGTGGAGTACGGCACGAGCGCGAGCGCGTCCACGGCACCGTCGAGCTGGTCGACGACCGTCCCGACGTCCATCGCCAACGGCCAGTGGCTCTGGGCGAGGACCAACTACAGCGACGGCACGAACGCGGTCACCAAGAGCTACGCGGGCACGGACGGCGAGGACGGCACGAGCGTGTTCGTCCAGTCCGCCACCAAGACGGGCGACACGACCACCGTGGTCATCGCCGACTCCGAGGGACACACGAGCACCCTCACCATCAAGGACGGCGAGGACGGACAGAACGGCACCAACGGCACCAATGGCCTCACGGGCTACGTGCACACGGCATGGGCCAATTCCGCAGACGGCATGACGGACTTCTCTACGACCGTCAGCGCAAACAAGAGGTACCTTGGTGTCTACACGGACAACACCGCAACCGACAGCACGACTCCGGGCAGCTACTCGTGGTCGCTGATAAAGGGTGCGGACGGCACTAGCGTGACAGTAAGCAGGGTCGAGTACGGCACCAGCACAAGCGCGTCGACCCAGCCGAGCAGCTGGTCGACTTCGGTGCCGACGTCGATCGCCAATGGTCTCTGGTTGTGGGCCAAGACCACATACTCCGACAGCACCACGGCAATCACGAAGAGCTACGTCGGTACCGATGGCACTGACGGCAAGAGCGTCTACGTGCAGAGCAGCAGCAAGTCTGGCGACACCACAACTGTCGTACTCACTGACGGCACCACTTCCACGACGCTGACCATCAAGGACGGCGAGGACGGCGCCGCAGGCACCGCAGGCGCGAGCGGCTACGTGCACACCGCATGGGCAAACAGCGCGAACGGCGCCACCGACTTCTCGACCACCGTGAGCGCCAACAAGACGTACCTCGGCGTGTACACCGACAACACGGCGGCTGACTCGCAGAGGTACCAGGACTACTCGTGGTCCCTCATCAAGGGCGCTGACGGCACCAGCGTCACCGTGTCCTCGACCGCCACGAGCTACGTCAGTTCGACCAGCGGCACGACGATACCGACGTCTGGCTGGCAGTCGACCGTCCCGAGCGTGGCGCAGGGGTCGTACCTGTGGACCCGCGTCGTGACCACGTTCTCAGACTCCAAGACGGCCACGAGCTACACGGCGTCACGACAGGGCGCCAACGGGACCAACGGCACCAACGGAATCAGCGTGACCGTCTCATCGACGGCCTACGCATACCAGCTCTCGACGAGCGGCACGTCCGTCCCCACGGGCACGTGGCAGACCACGCCGCAGGCGCCCACGACCACGCAGTACGCATGGACGCGGACTACCACGACCTACAGCGACGGCAGCACGTCGGTCACCTACACGGTCGGCGGCAAGGCTGGCACCAACGGCACGAGCTACTACACGCACATCAGGTACGCGACGAACTCCTCCGGCGCGAACATGAGCGCCACGCCGAGCGCGTCCACGACGTACATCGGGGTCTACAGCGGCACCAGCTCGACCGCTCCGACCTCGGCCAGCTCATACACGTGGTCGAAGTACGTCGGCGACAAGGGCGACGTGGGAGACACCGGCCCCGAGGCCGTGGTCACGGTCTACCCGTCCGCAATCGACTGGGACGCGGGCACCGCCACCCTCGCGGTCACGCTGAGGGTGGACGGAACGGTCACCGCCCCGTCCTCGTACAAGTGGACCAAGGGAACTGCCACCACCTCGCTCGGCACCGCCGCGACGCTCGCCGTCAGCGACCTGAACGCAACGTACAACTGCACCGTCACTTGGTAGGAGGTCCGACATGCCGACCCAGACGGGCTCCATCGACTTCACCTCTGCGGGCGGTCTGAAGTCCTACGCGGCAGGACAGTTCGCCACGCAGGGCACCGTGACCGACATGCAGACCCAGATCAGCCAGAACGCCAATGACATCACGCTCAGGGCCACCAAGACCGAGGTACAGCAGGTGCGCCCGGCGTACGCAAGCAGCAGCACCGCTGCGGGCACGGCGGCGAAGGTAGCGACCATCGACCCCGCAGTGACGGGCTACGCGCTCTACAAGGGGGCGTCGGTGGCCGTGACGTTCTCGACGGCGAACACCGCAGCGACCCCGACGCTGAACCTTAACTCCACGGGCGCGAAGCAGATACGCTCCTACACGGGCGCGGCGCTCTCCGAGGCCGAGTACAAGTGGGCGGCTGGCGCGACCATCGACCTCGTTTACGACGGCACCTATTGGCGCATGCAGGACGGCGGCTCGGTGAAGCGCGTCACAGCAGCCGAGGCGTCGATCAAGGTCAACGCCGACAACATCAACCTCAAGGTCTCCAAGAACGACGTCATCAACCAGATTAACGTCAGCACTGAAGGCGCTAAGATTCAGGCCTCCAAGGTCGAGATTGACGGCACGGCTGTGTTTAACGCGGCTAAGTCAAAGCTCGATGCTACTTATGACGCAAAGGGTGCAGCTTCAACCGCCGAGACGAATGCGAAAAACTATACGGATAGCATGCCGTCATATAAAGTGATTTCGACTACATATAACTACTCATTGAGTAAATGGCTTGAATACGCAGCAGAAGGGCATCAAGATTCATGGTCCCAGGCAAAACCTGTAAAAGTCGGAGACACGGTTCTCATCAAAGGAACTGCCAGTGATACTGGCGAATCGGTATATCTTCTGCTAACTGTCGACACTGTTGGTTCATCAAATCAAATTACGAAAGCTACGTCGCATGGCTTGATTGACCCGACAGCAGGTCAACGCGCTGATTCGATTCAGGTCGGCGGTAGGAATCTGCTGGCATGGCATGGCAGCAACGGCGAGACCGCTACCTCAACCTCAGGCTTGAGTTGGACTTACAGTGATGACGGCTGGATTACGGTAACGGGAACTATCAACACCTCTTCGGCTGGGTTGCTTCTGTTCTGGGGAACGACAACCACGACCAACTACATCTACCCAGCAGGCACCTACACCGTGACGGTCGAGAACGACGGGCTTCTCGCGGCAAACGTCCTGCGCGCGCAGATTGGCTACGACGGCGCGACATACAAGTATCTTTATGACACCGACTCGGTCACATTCACCGCAGAGAGTGGCATCAGTCGAGTCTGCCTGTATCGTTATGGCGCAAACGGAACTGCTGTAAACGGTCGCATCCGCTTCAAAATGGAAAGGGGAACGAAGTCAACCGACTGGACTCCTGCGCCCGAAGATATTGACGCTTCCATCGAAACAGCCTCTGGCAACGGCTTCTACGTCAAGTGGGACGACAACCAGGGAACCGCATATGCTGGTGGTGAGGCAAGGTTCTA